AGGCGTACCGGCAGGCGCTGGCGCGGGCGAGGGAGGTGGTGGGGTGAGCGAGCTACGCGACCTCCGCCTCTCCCCCGCCGACGTCGAGGCCCTGCGCTGGTTTCTGTGCGAAGCCGAGGGGGCCCTCGGGCTCCAGTCCAACTGGGAGGCGGCGGTCAACGCCGCCATTCCCGGGCGCAACAAGGGCAGCAAGCCCGTCAGCGCCGCCAGGAACTTCGGCGTCGCCGAGGCCCGCGTCGAAGCGGCGTCCCGGGCCCGGTGGGTGGCGCGGATCTGGGGCAGGATCGGGCGCACCCACCGCCGCACCCTCGAAGCCACCTACGGCCCCGCCCTCGCCCCGGGGGCGGCGCAACGCTGGGGCTGGCTCGCCGACGGGGACCGCTCCGCCCCGCTGCTGCTCATCACCGCCGAGCGCCAGGGCCTCACCCGGGCGGACCTGAGGGGGTGGCTCCCGGTGGTGAAGATCAAGGCCCCCGAGGACAAGCCCGGGCGCCCCGGGCGAGGGCTCAACCGCAGGGCACTGGGGGAGCTCCACGAAGAGGCGGAGGTGGCCCTCGTGCTCGCGTCCAGGGCCTGGCGCCAGGCTCGTCAGGAGGAACGATGAAGCTGAAGCCGATCTATACCGTGAAGGAAGTGGCCGAAATGATGCGCCTCAGCGTGCGTCAAACGCTCCGACGGCTAAAAAAGGCCGGCGTCGTGAAGGGAACGGGGCGAGGTAAGAAAATCGACGTCCCCCTGAAAAAGCTCCAGCGGCTCATGCGGGACGCCTGGGATAGCGCGGTCATGGTCGCCAGGATGACCACGTGAGAACGCCAAAGAAGGACAAGGTTGGACGCGGGAAGGGGGGCCCACGGGGTAGGGTAGGAGCCCGCAGCGGCGCCCCCTCCGCCCCCCATCTCCGGCTGGTTGGCGCCGGGGCTCCGAACTCTTCGACAGGCCTCGACAGGCTTCGACAGGCCGCGGGGGCGTTATGGCGTCGCGTAGTTCCATCCCCGAAGTGCTCTGGCCAGAGATTCTGGAGCAGAGCGGCAACGGCTGGCCGACGCGCAAGATCGCCGACTGGTTGAACCAGGTTCACGGCCTCAGCCTGACGCATCATGCCGTCGCCGCGCTCCTCAAGGCGCAGCGCCAGCAGCGCGAGGAGACCAGCAAGGCCATCGTCCGGGAGCGCCTCGGGAAGACCGTGCTCCTCGACCTCCAGGCCCTCGAAAGGGAGGGCGTCCGGGTCCGCAAGGTCTGCAAGAAGCTCTTCGCCGCCGTCGACGACGGGGACCTCGAGCACGCCGTCTCCTACCTCAAGGCCGCCGAGCAGCACCGGAAGCTGATCGAGACGAAGCTCCGGTTTGCCGGCGCCGATACGCCCGATGATCGCAACGCCGAGCTTGCCGCCGCCGCCGCGGAGGTCGCGCGCCGACTGGGTGCGGAGCCTCCCCCCGACGCAGAGGGCGGCGGAGATTCGCCGGCTGGCCCCGACGGTCCAGGAGCAGGCGGCCCTTCTTTACCTCTGGGAGTACTGGGGGCGCCCCGAGCAGTTTGCCCCTCCAGGGGACTGGTCGACCTGGCTCATCCTCTCCGGTCGAGGCTGGGGCAAGAGCCGCACCGGCGCCGAGTGGGTCCGCCACCAGGTCGAGAGCGGCGCTTGCAAGCGCCTGGCGCTTGTGGCCCGCACCGCTGCCGATGCCCGCGACGTCATGGTCGAGGGGGACAGCGGCATCCTCAAGATCTCCCCGCCGTGGAACCGCCCTCACTACGAACCCAGCAAGCGACGCCTCACCTGGCCCAACGGCGCCATCGCCACGACGTTCAGCGCCGACGAGCCCAACGCGCTCCGAGGCCCCCAGTACGACGGGGCCTGGGCGGATGAGCTGGCCGCCTGGAAGTACGACCGCGACGCCTGGGACCAGCTCCAGTTTGGCCTTCGGCTGGGTCGTGACCCCCGGGTGATCGTCACCACGACGCCCCGGCCCACCCCGCTCGTAAAGGAGCTGCTGGCCGAAGCCCAGGCGTCGCGGTCCTTCACCGTCGGATCGACCTACGAGAACGCCGGCAACCTCGCGCCCAGGTTCCTCAAGAAGCTCCTCGACAAGTACGCTGGTACCCGGCTGGGGCGCCAGGAGATCGAGGGCGCCGTACTCGACGACGCTCCCGGTGCGCTGTGGAAGCGAGCCTGGATCGAGGCCACCCGAAGGCGAGCCTGGATCGAGGAGACAAAGACCGGCGACAGGCTCCCGAGCTTTCGGCGCGTCGTTGTGGCCGTCGACCCCGCCGTCAGCACCGACGGGGCCAGCGCCGAGACGGGCATCGTGGTCGTTGGCCTCGGCGTCGACGGCCTTGGCTACGTCCTCGACGATCTCTCCGGCCAGCATGGCCCGTCCGAGTGGGCAGACAGGGTGTTCAGCGCCTTCGATACCTGGAAAGCCGACAAGGTCATCGGTGAGGTCAACAACGGCGGGAACCTGGTCGAGGCCAACTTGCTCGCCGCAGCTCGCGCGAAAAAACGTTCACCGTTGCCCTACAAGGCCGTCCACGCAAGTCGCGGGAAGGCCACCCGCGCAGACCCCATCGTCACCCTCTACGAGCAGGGCAAGGTCTGCCACCACGGGGCCTTCCCCCACCTCGAAGATCAGCTCTGTACCTGGGACCCCGCCGCCGGCGAGCGCAGCCCTGACCGCCTCGACGCGCTGGTCTGGGGCTGCACGGAGCTGCTGGTTCGTCGCGAGGCCGAAGAATCTCTCACCGTCTACGCCTCCTCCCGTCGCCGATGAACCGCATCCTCGCCAAGATCCAGAAGGCCGTCGTGGCCCTGTCGGCGCCCCTGCGTCGACCGCCGGCCCCCGCGGAGTTCCGGGGCATGGAGGCGCCGGTGACGCGCACCTACCGCCTCTGGACGGTGGACCTGCTGCGCCTCGCCGAGGCCAGCGCCGACGCGGGTACCATCAGCCGAGCCGCCGAGCTGTGCGATGCGCTGCTGGGCGACGACCGGATCCCGGCCCTGCTCCAGACCCGCGCCCAGGGCCTGTTTGGGCTCAAGCCGACCTTCGAGGCCAGCGGGGACGGACGCCGCAAGAACCGTGCGGTGCAGGCCCTGGAGGCCAAGGAGGACTGGTGGAGCCTCTGCCCCGAGGCGGAGTCCGCCCAGTTTCTCCTGTGGGGCGTCCTTCTGGGCCTCGCCCCGGGGGAGTTGCGCTGGTACGACGACGACGGCAAGCCCCTGCGGAAGCAAGGGCGCCATGTGCCCGAGCTGCGCTTCCGGCACCCCAAGCACTTCCGCCACGACCCCACCCTGCGCAAGTGGTTCCTGACCGTCGAGAACGGCCAGGAAGTGCCGTTTACCCCCGGGGACGGCAAGTGGTTCCTCTTCGCTCCCTACGGCCTCAACCGCCCCTGGCAGAACGGGGCCTGGAGAGGCCTGGCGCGCTGGTGGCTGCTCAAGCAGTACGCCATCGCGGACTGGGGCGAGCACGGCGAACGCGGCGCCAGCCTGTTCGTCAAGAGCGACCTGGAAGCCGACACGACCCGCGAGGTTCGCAAGCAGCTCGCCCAGGACCTCGCCCAGATGGCCTCTCAGGGCGTCTGCGTCCTACCTCCGGGCTTCTCGGCGGACCTGCTCGAGATCACGGCGAACACCACGGCCATCTACCAGGCCCAGGTGGAGACCGCCGACACCGCCGCGGCCATCCGGATCCTCGGGCACAACCTCACCAGCAAGGTCGACGGCGGCAGCTTCGCCGCGTCGCAGACCGGAGACGGCATCCGCCTCGACCTCCGCAAATTCGACGCGGAGAGCTGGAGCACGGCCACCCATGGGCAGGTGCTCACGCACTGGGCCGGGGTGAACTTCGGCGACCCGAGCCTGGCCCCCTGGCCGCTCTACCCGGTCGAGCCCAAGGCAGACCGTAAGGCCATCGCCGAGGAGCTCGACCTCCTCAGCACGGCGCTGGTGACCCTCGACACGGCCCCGGGCTACATCGACAAGAAGGCCATCCTCGAGGACCGCGGCGTCCCGCTGCTCAAGGGCGTCGCCATCACCCCGCCGAAGCCCCCCGCTGCCCCGACACCTCCTCCCCCTCCAGGGGGTGACACCGAGGACGAGGACGAGGAGCCGGAGGGCGAGGAAGAGGAGGAGCTGACCCAGCGCCCCCGTAGCGCTGTTCGCCTCTCTGGCCGTCAGGCCGTCGTCGACGGGATGCTCTGGTCGGACTCGGTCGCCGTCGAGGCTGCTCGCCAGGGGCGCTCTGCCCTCGCCGGGCACGTCAACGCGGTGCTGGCCGCCATCGGGGAGGCCACCGATTACGACGACCTGCAGCAACGCCTCCTGGCCCTCGTGGAGGGCGATACCCCGGAGTTCCGGGAGCTGGTCTACCGCGCCCTGATCCTCGCCGAGGGTCGCGGCGCCACGTCCGTCGTCGAGGAGCCATGAGCAACCGCACCCTGAACCCCAGCAGCATCGAGCCGGCGCTGCTGGCCAAAACCTACACGTCGTTCCTGGCTGACCTCGACTTGGTCGCCGACAGCGGCACCCTCCTGGGAGGCAGCCGGACGGGCGCCGCGGCGAGGAAGGTGCGCTGCACCTCCGGCGGGGTCATCGCCGCCTACCTCCTCGGGTCCCCGACCACGAAGGTCTTGATCGAGCTGGAGGCCCACGGCGTCGAAGAGCTGCAACTCGTCAAGATCGGCGCCTCTGGCGACGGGACCACGGCGACAAAGATCACGGTGTTCTGGTGAAACTCTCCCCGGTCGCCGCCCTCGGTGACCGGTTCCTCGAAGCGGTCACCTTTTTCCGGGAGAAATCCCCGGTCCTCGCCGAGCGCTACAAAGAGATCGACGACGCCGCGCGCCATCGGGCGTTTACCGTGTCCGGGGTGGCGCGGATCGACGTGGTCGCGTCGGTCTGGCGAGCCCTGGACGTGGCCCTCGCCAGGGGGGAAGGCTTCGAAGAATTCCGGGCGGCGGCTCTTCCGTCGCTCGCCTCCGCCTGGCTCGGCTCTCCCCAGCAGCTCCCGAGCCGGGTTGCCACCATCTTTCGCACCAACACCGCCGGGGCCTACAACGCTGGGCGGCACAAGCAGGCGACGCATCCGGACACGGTGCAGTTGCGCCCCATCTGGCGCTTCGATGCGCTTCTTGACGGGCGCACCTCGTCGATCTGCAAGACCTGCCACGGCACCACGCTGCCGGCGGCGCACCCCTGGTGGCGGACCCACCTGAGTCCGCTGCACCACAACTGCCGGTCCTCCTTCGTCACGCTGCGGTCCGGGGAGATCACCCTCGACCCGCCAGACGTCACCGCCGCCGGCACCTTCGGCACCCCTCCAGGCGAGTCCTGGACCCCTGACCCGGGCGACTACCCGGCCCCGCTACGAGAGGCCGTCGTCCGAGCCACGGAGCCCCCGCCCGCTCCAGGGCGCATCGACCCCCGGCGCCTGCCCGAGCGCCCGCTGCCGGTCGACGTGGCGCCGCCCCCCGAGGGAGAGCGGGCCTACGCCAAGAAGAACAGGGCGCAGATCGAGGCCCTCGACGCTCGCCAGCGAGAGGCCATCTCCGACTTCACCTTCGGGTACGACTGGGTCGTCCGCCGGCTGGATCGAGGGGCCTCCCCGGTCGACATCCTCAAGGACCTCTACAAGGCCTGGAAGAGCGGCACGGTACGGCGCCTTGACGCCTCGCCGGAGGCCCACCTGGAGAAGGGCACGGGCATCCTCCACCACCTCCGCCAGGCCTACCAGGCGCTCCCGGCCTCGCCCGGGATCGCCTACCGCGGCCTCGCCAACCTGACCCTGGGCCAGGTCGAGACGCTGCTGAACCAGGACGAGATGACGCTGGGCGCCATCTCCAGTGTCAGCCGAGATCCCAAGGTCGCCGCGAGGTTCGCCACCAGCGACAAGCGCAGCGGTCACAACGTCCTGCTGGTGATCCGCCACCAGGGCGGGCGCGCCATCGAAGAGGGCAGCGTGTTCTCGTCGGAGAAGGAGCTTCTCCTCGACGGCAGCGCACGATTCCGCCTGGTCTCCAGGCACCGCGAGAAGGGCAACCGACGCCGATGGATCGTGGAAATCGAACAGATCCCCTGACCCTCAACGACGAGCCGATCTCCTGGGAGGAGGCGCTCGCTCTCCCTCCACCCGACCGCTCCTTCGTCGTCGCCACCGACGCCGAGGGGAGCCGGTACCGGCCCTTCCGCTTCCTCACCCTCGCCGACGAGGACTGACCATGCTGCAAGCCATTTTGACCCTGATCGCCCTGGCCGGGGGCGACGGTGGCCCTCGCGTGGCCCCCAAGGAGCTTCGACTCTTCCCGATGGGGACGATCGACACCTCCAAGGGCCCGTTCACCTTCGACCAGCAGGCCGCCGCCCTGGTGATGGCGGCCTACCAGGACCAGGGCAACGACCTCTTTTTCGACTACGACCACCGGTCGTTGTCGGACATGGGCCCGCCCGACAGCGGCAAGGCCGCCGGGTGGTTCGGCCTGGAGCTGCGCCCCGACGGCCTCTGGGCGGTCAACGTGCGCTGGACCCCGATGGCCCAGGCGCAGATCGAGGCCGGGGAGTGGCGCTACTTCAGCCCCGCCTTCCTCGTCGACGAGAACCGCCGGATCCGGGCCCTCCTGAACGTGGCCCTCACCAATAACCCGGCCACGAAAAACATGACTCCGCTGGTCGCGGCCAGCGCGCGATGGGGCCGCGAAGCGCCCTCCGACAAGGACACCATGAACAAGACTCTTCTGGTGGCGCTCGGGCTCGCGGAGACCGCGACCGACGCCGAAGCCCTCGCGTTTGCCCAGGCCCTCACCGGCCTGTCTCGCGACCTCCTCGCCCTCTCCGGCAAGGCCACCCCCGCCGAGGCCCTCGCCACGGTCAAGGCCTGGCAGGAGAGCCACGCCAAGCTGGGCGAGGTCCAGGCCCAGCTCACGCAGCTCCGGGCCGCCGAGGACAAGCGCGCCGTCGAGGAGGAGATCCGCCTCGGCAAGGAGAGCGCGAAGATCACCGGCGCCAACGAGGCCAAGGTGCGCGCCCTCGGCTCCGCCGCGGCGATCAAGGCGTTCCTGGAGACCGCGCTGCCGGTGCTGCCGGCCAACGCCCCGCCGGCCCCCACGGGCGGCGCCACCACGCCCCAGGGCAAGCCCTGGGAGCAGCTCACCCGGGCGGAGAAGCACCGCCTCTACAACGACGATCGCCCCGCCTACGAGGCGCTCAAGCAGGACCACGAACGCCGCACCAGCGGGCGCTGAGGAGAACCGACCATGGCTTTCACGAAGAAGGGGGACGTGTTTGTCCCCGAGATGTTTGTCGAGGCGATCCAGGCCGGTTTTGCCGGCATGGAGATGATGGACAAGTCCGGCGCCGTCATCGTCAACGCGTCCATGCCCTACGGGAAGGCGAACGTCGGTGAGGCGGTCAAGATCCCGTACTTCAGCAACATCGGGGAGCTGGAGGACCTCACCAACGACGGCGACGCCCTCACCCCCGTGGGCATCACCTCCTCCGAGGAGACCGCGACGGTCAACCACAGCGGGAAGGCGATCGAGGCCACCTGGTGGGCGCAGATGTCCGCCGTCAGCGACCCCTACGCCGAGGGGGCGCGGCAGATCATCGAGGCCGTCCGCCGCCGGGCGTTCAAGGCCGCAACCGATATCTGCAACACCGACACGAACCTCCTGGAGCTCGACGTCTCCGGCTCCAACACCAAGCTCGACTACGACGTCATGATTGACGCGAAATTGAAGTTTGGCGACGAGGACGGGGGCATTTCGGCCCTCATGGTCCACAGCAAGACCAAGGCGGATCTGCGCAAGCTGAAGACCTCCACCGGCGTCCCGCTGTTCATCGACGGGATCAACGGCGACGTCGACCGGTTCACCGGCGTCCCGGTCTACACCAGCGATCGGCTGCGCGTGTCGAGCGGCACCTACACCTCGCTGGTGCTCAAGCGCGGCTCCATCCTGATCTGGTTGAACGGGGCTCCGATTGTCCTCACGGACAAGGACATCCTCGCCAACACGGATGTGCAAGCCGTGCACATCTACTGGGCGGCCCACGCCTACAAGCGCATGCCGGGGACCACCAAGGCGGGGGTGTGCCGCATCCTCCACAAGGTGGGCTCCTGATGCTGGCGGCGTTCCGCAGGGTGCACGCTCGCCGTCGCACCAAGGACGCGCCGCGTGCTCTCTCCTCGACGCCCCCGCCCGTCGCCCCTGCCGAAGCGGACTCGCGCCCCACCGCCCGCGTAGGCGAGCCGGTGACGGTCTCCCTTCCTGCCGCGGACGCTCCGCCCCGCGCCCCTCGCGGGCGATGAGCGCGGTCCCCTCGCCGCGGCGCTACTACCTGCTCAAGCGCCTCGAAGCGGCCCGGTCGGATGATCGCCCCCTCGATGGCGTCTGGCGCAGCAAGCAGGAAGCGCAGCCCGGCACGGCGCTCCCCGCCACCTTCCCCTTCCGCTCCCAGCTCGTCGCCGCCGGGTACAGCACCGCCGAGGACCTCGACGGCGCCACCGCCGACGAGCTGGTCACCTACGTCTCCCTCCCGTCCCGCGACGCCGCGGCCGTCGTGGCCGCCGCCGCCAACCTCTGAAGGAACCCCTCCCCATGGGCTACAACACGGCAAACGGCAGGTACGCGGACACGGTCCCCGTCACCCTGCACGAGAGCGTGGCGCGCATCGCCAGCGGCAACGGCTCGTCCGTCGAGCTGGGGGACCGCGGCGTGCTCCGACTCCTCCTCGACGTCACCGCGGCAAGCGGCACCCTGCCCTCGCTGTCGGTCGACGTGCAGACCTCCTACGACGGCTCCACCTGGCGCACCCTCGGCGGCTTCACCGCCCTCGCCGGCACCGGCAGCGAGCGCCTGTCGTTCGCGGGCTGCGACCGCTTCGTGCGGTGCGTCTACACGATCTCGGGGGCCACCCCGAGCTTCACCTTCTCCGTCAGCGGCGAGGCCGTCTGACCTGACCCTCAAGGAACACGACCATGCAAAGCCTCACCTCTCCTCACGGACACGCCAAGATCCCCTCCGCCGAAGGCACCGGGGTTGCCACCCTCAAGCTCGCCATCGGCCACGCCACGGCGGACGGTGCCGTGCTCTACACCGTGCCCGCCGGGCACTACCTCCGAATCAACCGCGCCTGGTGGAACGTCCAGACCGGGTTCACCGGCGGATCCTCCAGCGCCATCGGCATCGACTCCAGCAACGCGGCCTACGCGACCGCTGGTGACATCCTCGGCGGCGCCTCCGGCGACGTCGCGGCCACGCTGGTCCCCGGCCAGCAGGGCGGCACCGTCGGCGCCAAGATGTCCGGCAACCAGGTGGTGGTCCTCGCCCCCGGGGACACCATCCGGTTCCAGCGCATCACCAGCGCATTCACCGCCGGCGCGGGCTTCCTGATGCTCGAAGTCGTCGAGGTCGGGGACGCGCTCGCCTGATGGCCACCGCGCTCACCCTGCTGGCCAGCGCTGCGCGCACCACCAGCGGGGTGGGCGCTTCCGTCGACCTGGGGGCCGCGACCAGCGCCCAGCTCGACCTGGCGGTCACCGCCGCCAGCGGCACCCTGGTCCTGGCGATCCAGACCAGCGCCGACGGCACGATCTGGCAGACCCTCACCACGCTCCCCTCGACGGCGACCACGGGCCGCACGTCCGTGTGGGTCGCCGGGGCGCTCCGCTACCTGCGAGCGTCCTACACGATCACCGGGAGCGGCTTCACCTTCAGCGTCGCCGGCACCGCCCTGGTGGTCTACGCGACGCCCGACGACTTCGACGCCCTGGCGCCCTCGGCGGCGGCGGCTGAGGACTTCTCCATCGAGGAGAAGGCCAAGGCCCTCGCGAGCGCCAGCGGCGAGGCGAGCGGCTACCTCAATGCCAGGTACACACTGCCGCTCACCGCCTGGGGGGACGACCTCCGGCAGCACGTCGTGAACATCGCCGCCTACCGGCTCCTGGTGCGCCGCGGCTGGTCGCCGGTGGCTCCCGAGGACGACACCGTCCGCACCGGGTACACCGACGCCCTGGCCTGGCTCGCCAAGGTCAAGGACGAGCGGATCTCCCCTCCGGACATCGTCGACAGCACCCCCGAGGTCTACGACGCCGGGGCGTTCGTCGTGTCGAAACCCAAGCGAGGCTGGTGATGGGCGTCCTCAAGGGCAACCTTGCCTCGCTGCAGAAGCACCTCAAGGCGGTCCAGGCCCTGGGCAAGAGCGGGCTCAAGAGGGTCTCTCGGGCCGTCGCGGAAGAAGCGAAGACGCTGGTCGACGAAGGCTTCGCCCAGGGCGTCTCCCCCTCCGGCCAGCGCTGGAGGGCGCTCAAGGTCCGCCAGGGGCAGCCGCTCCGGGACACGCGCCGGCTCCAGTCCTCGCTGGCCCCGGTCGACACCGGGAACGGGTTTCGGATCAGCACCAACCTCCACTACGCCCGGGTGCATCAGTTCGGCGCCACCATCCGCGCCAAGGGCGCCAAGGCGCTCTACAGCCGCAAGGCCAAGAAGTTCTTCGGCAAGGTCGTCAAGATCCCCGCCCGCCCCTTCCTGCCTCGCGAGGGCAAGCTCCCGGCCCGTTGGGCCCAGGGGCTCGACGCCGCCGCTCGTGACGTCCTCGCTCTGATCCTGAAATCATGACCTCCAAGCTCGAAGACCTGTGCGCCGAGCTGGAGGCGCACATGAACACCCGGGGCGTCGTCTCGGGGACCGCCTTCGGTTTCGGCGCCAAGGAGCTGGACCGGGCCAGCAAGCCCCCAAGGGTCGTCTGGCGCCTGGTGCGCGGCGAGTGCGAGGGCACCCCGAGGCCCGGCCAGAATCCCCGCCCGCTGTTCAACCGTCGGCTGGAGCTCGAAGCCCACCTCTGGGGCACCGACTACGAGCAGACGGAGCAGCTCCTCGAGGACGTCAGCCGCGCCATGCACGGCGCCGCCGCCGGGAGCTACGCCCCGCTGCGCGAGGAGTGGCCCGCCGAGGACGACGACGGGCGAGCCCACCAGTTCAAGGGCAATTACTGCGTGTTCACGCTGGAGGTGCTGGTGCCGGTAACGACCACCACGCAGACCACCGCGCGCGTCACCACCGTCCAGCCCGACACGAGCAGCAGCAGCCCCACCGACGGGAACCTCGACGTAGGAGAATGATGGAAACCCCCCTGGAACGCTCTGTCCTGGCCTGGGCCAAGGACAAGGGCGTTGATGAATTTTTCCTCGCTGGTGCCGCCGTCCTGGCGGGCTGGCCGCGAGGCAACGTCTACGACGAGCGAGCCCCTCTCCTCGTCACCGAAGAAGCGTTTGATCGAGCCGTCGCGGCCTTCCGCGGCCTGGAGATGAAATAATGGCCCTCCCCGGTGTGAATGTCGTGCTCCAGGATTTCGCCCTGGGCTTGGTTGAGCCTGCGGACCACGCGCAGGCCATCGTCGGCACCGCGGCCAGCGGGACCAACAACGCCGTGGTCGCGATCAGCGACCTCAAGACCCTCAAGGACACGTTCGGCTCGGGTCCGCTCGTCGAGGCCGCGGCGCATGCGCTGCTGGTCGCTGGCGGCCCGGTCTACTGCGTCAAGGTCAGCGCCACCACGGCGGGCTCCAACAGTTCGGTGACCCTCACCGGCACCGGCGTGGACCCGGGCGCCACCGTCTCCGGCACCCCGCTCGATGACTACACCGTCCGGGTGAAGATCGTGCTCGGCGGCACTCGCGGCACCGCGACCTTCCAGATCAGCTTCGACGGCGGCGACACCTACTCCGAGGTCTACGTCACCGCGGCCAGCGTCACGACCTGGGCCGTCGAGACCGGCCTGACCATCGCGTTTGCCGTGGGCACCTACGTCGCCGGCGACATCTACGCCTTCACCTCGACGGGGCCCAAATTCGGCTCCTCCGACCTGGCGACCGCCCTCGATAACCTCAACGCTTCGGCCTACTCGTTCGAGTGGGTCCACATCGCGGGCACGGTCACCGGCGCGGACGATGCGGCCAAGGTCACGGCGTTCGCCGCCCTGGCCGCCGCCGTCGAGACCAAGCTGACCACCTGGACGACTGCGTTCCGGTACGCGTTTGCGATCCTCCAGGTGCCCACGGTGGCCGACTCGGCGCTGAACGTCGCCGGGGTCACGGGCTTCGCCAGCACCCGGCAGATGTGGGTCGCGGGCGATGTCGAGCTGGTCTCGGCCATCAACGCCCGCCAGATCCGCCGCAACGCCTCCTTGAACGTCGCCGCCCGGCTCGGCGCCATCGACCTGCAGCGGTCCCCGGCCTGCCCCGCGGACGGCACCCTGCCGGGCATCGTGTCCCTGGTCCGGGACGAGCGGATCACGGAAGCGCTCGACGCGCTCCGGATCACGACGCTGCGGACCTTCGACAGCGCCTTCGCGGGCCACTACGTCACCAACGGGCGCATGATGGCGCCGGCGGGTAGCGACTACTCGTTCGTCCAGAACCGTCGGGTGATGGACCGGGCCGCCACCGTCGCCCGCCAGGCGATGATCCCCTACGTCAACGCGGATTTCCGCGTCGATGCGGTCACCGGCTTCATCGACGAGCGGGAGGCCGTGGCCATCGAGTCGCGCATCACCCGCGCCCTGGAAGGGGACCTCGTCGCCACCGGTCGCGCGACCCGGGTGCAGGTCCAGGTGAAGCGCGACGACAACCTGATCAGCACGCAGACCCTGAACGTCCGGATCCGCGTCATTCCCAAGAGCTACGCCCGGTTCATCACCCTGGACCTCGGCTTCGAGAACCCCGCCCTCGCGGCGGCGGCGACCTGAGAGGGCACCATGGCCACCTACACCAAGATCAACGGCAAGGCGTACTCCCACAGCTCCATCGAGGTGCAGCTCGCCGGCAAGAGCTACCCCTTCGTCAAGGAGGTCTCCTACTCCGACGACCTGGAGCCCGGCGAGGTGCGCGGCACCAGCGCGCAGCTCCTCAGCCGCACCCGCGGCGAGTACAAGGCGGAGGCCAGCATCACGCTGTTCAAGGGCGCCGCCCAGGAGCTGCTCGATGACCTCGGCGACGGCTTTATGGAGAAGGAGTTCGATATGGTCGTCACTCGCAAAGAGGACGACATGTCGACCATCATCGACACCGTCGTGAAGTGCCGGATCAAGAAGCACGAGAGCGGCTCCTCGACGGGCTCCGACCCCAACGAAGTGAAGTTCGATCTTCACCCCATGTACATCCTCTGGAACGGCTACTCGCCCATCGCCGGGTTGATCAAGGGCTGAGCATGACCATCGATCCGCAGACCATCGAAGCCCTCAAGGCCAAGCACGGCGACACCCTCACGCTGCTCGAAGCCGAGGGCGTGGAGATCGTCGTCAAGCCCATCGATCTGGGCAGCTACCGCATCTTCAAGAAGAAGGCGGCCAACGAGGAGACCCGGGCGACTGCTGGCGAGGACCTGCTCTACGGCGTGCTCGTCCACCCCTCTCGCGAGGAACTGCAGACCGCCGTGCGCGGGCGCCCGTTCCTGCTGGAACACTTCGCCAACGAGATCGTCCGGGACGCCGGGGCTCTGGCCGAGGTCCGCGCAAAAAAACTGTGAGCCTCTACCAGGAGGCCCGCCGTGACCTGGGCGTGGCCGGGTACTGCCTCCTGGCCTACCGCCGCCTCGAAGACAACGAGGAGGCCGAGGTCGGGGCGCTGCTAGAGGCCGAGTTCTTCCACATCGTCCGCGCCAACCTGTCGAAGATCTGACCTAGCCCATGTCCGTCAAGTTCGTCCTCAGCCTGCTGGACCGCACCAGCGGCCCGGCCCTCGCGGCCACGGCGGCCCTGGCGCGCGTCCAGGGCAAGCTCCAGGCGCTCCAGGCGGCCACCGGCATCGACCTCGGCCGGCTGGTGCGCGGCAGCACGTCGAAGTCCCAGGGCGACCTGACGAACCTGGGCAGCGCGGCCAAGAGCGGGGCGGACGGCATCGCCAGCGGGGCCATGACCGCCAGCGCCGCCCTGGCCGGCATGGCCGCCGCCATCGGCGTCGCCGTCGTAGCCGGGGTGGGCCTCGCCGCCGTCGGTGGCAAGTACGCCGCCGACATGGCCGCCTTCCGCGGTCAGGCCGAGTTCGCGTTCAAGTTCATCACCGGCAGCCAGCAGAAGGCCGGCGAGGTGATGACGATGGCCGACGAACTCGCCCGCAGCATGGGCGTCAAGACCACCGAGGTCACCGAGTCGATCCGCGAGCTGATGGCGGGCGGTTTCGACGCCGGCCAGTCCAAGGCCATCACGGCGGCCGTGGCTGACATCCGGGCCATGAACCCGAAGGCCGACGTCAGCGCCATCTCCACGCAGATCGCCCAGATGAAGGGCGCCGGTCGCGTGCTCGCGGAAGACCTGAAGCCGCTGCTCAACGCAGGGATCAACGACGACATCTTTTACCAGGTGTTGCGCGAGATGACCGGTGAGAAGGATCAGGTCAAGCTCAAGAAAAAGATGGAGTCCGGCAAGGTCTCCAGCGAGCAGGGCATCGCCGCCATCCTCGAAACCGTCAAGCGCATGGGCGGCGGTGGGGCCCTCGGCGCCGTCGCCGCCGAGAAGGCGTCGGGCAGCGTGGCCGGCGCCATCGAGAACACGAAGGCGATGTTCGAGCGCCTGTTCATCGCCATCAACTCCGGAGCAGCGAGCCAGGCGATCATCGCCATCGCCGGCAAGTTCGCCAACCTGTTCGACCCGGCGCAGCCGAGCGGGCAACGCCTGCTCGCCACCCTGAACAGGATCGCCGGGATGGTCGGGCGCATGTTCGAGCGCCTCGACCTCAACATGCTCATCGGCGGCCTGATGCTCGCGGTCGACGCCGTGGACAGCGTGGTGACCGCCCTGGCCCCGCTGGGCGAGGGCCTGCTGGCCGGTCTCAGCGAGGCAGGCGGCGCGGTCCTGGAGGTCGTCAACGCCGTCATCGGGTCCGGCGGCGCCGCCGGCAGTAGCAAGGACCTGGCCGAGTCTCTGCGCATGGTCGGCACAGCAGCCGGCTACTTCGTCGTCGGCGTCGGCACGGTCGTCGCCATGGCCGGGTGGCTGGCGGTCCAGATCGGCCGCGTGGCCGCCTTCGTCGGCGCCGCCGCGGGCGCCATCGGCGTTGCCCTCGTCGACGGCATCGGGGGCGGTCTGGACGCCGCGTGGCAGGGCCTCGTGACCCGCCTGGGCAAGCTGACCTCGCTGCTGCCGGACGTGGTGCGGAAGGTCCTCGGGATCGCGTCCCCGTCCAAGGTCATGATGCAGCTCGGCGGGTACACCGCCGAGGGCTTCTCGACGGGCGTGGAGCGCGGCGCCTCGCCACCGGGGGACATGGCCGGGCTGCTGACGGCAGGCCTCACCCCGGGCAGCCTGGGCGGCGCGGGCGACCTGGCCGGGATGCTCGCCGCTCCGTCGCCGATGGGGGCCCTCCCGGGGGGCGCCGGGGCTGGCGGGGGCGCTGCCCCCTCCATCGCCCTCACCATCCAGGTGGACGCTTCGGGCCGGGACGACGCCCAGGAGATCGCCTCGCTGGCGGCCTCCCGAGGGCGCGAGATGCTCGTCTCGGTCTTCGAGCGCATGGCCCTCACCTCCGGTGCCCAGGTGCCCACATGACGCAGCCGTTCTGGGACAACAACGAGGCCAACCCGACCGAGGTTTTTGGCACCGGCTGGGATTACCTCGTCCTGGGCGGCTACCAGGTCCCGGGTGTCCTGGAGGAGCCCCCCAAGGCCGAAGCGAGCCGCAAGGCCGACAAGAAAAACGGGCCCGGTCTCGATGGCGCCACCCTCACCTGGCAGGGCTACGAGCCGCCGGATGTGAGCTTCAAAATCCTCATCTGGAAACGGGACCAGTGGGAGGCCTGGCAGGACCTCTACCCGCTGATCCTCCCCCGACCCGGCAAGCCCCCCTCCGCGCCGTTCTCCGTGAGCCACCCTGCGCTCGCGATCCTGGGCATCACCGAGATCGCGATCACCAAGGTCAGCGCCCCCGAGCGAGCCAGCGTCCGGGGTGCCATGAGGATCAGCATCCAGGGCGTCCAGTGGGTGAAGCCCAAGCAGGTCGGGACCAGCACCCCCAAGGCGGCCAGCGCCGGTGTCCCGGCCACCGTCCACGACCAGAAGGGCGGGTACACCCCCGCCGTCGTCGGACCGCCCGCGCCGCCGCAGCCGCCGTCGAAATTCAACGTCACCCCATGAGCAGCTTCGCCGCCCTCAACGGTCGCCCGGTCCTGTCCGGGTCCGTCGTCCTGCCCTTCGCCGGGGTCTGGACGGCCGGGCTGGTGGTCGACGCCGCCGTGGCCCCCACGGGCGCCGCCACGCTCACCCTGGACGAGGGCGCGGTCACCCTGGCCGGCACGCTGGTCCGGTCCCGCGAGGCGTTCGGTCGGGTCGAGGTCCTCATGGTGGGCGGCGCCGGGGGGCTCTGGCGGCAGGTCCCCGGGCGCCACTACCGGAGCACGCCGGCCAGCATGGTCTGGTCGGACATCCTCAGCGCATGCGGCGAGACCCCCAGCGGGGGCTCCTCGGCGCAGCTCGGGGGGCAGCTCGCCCAGTGGACCCGGATCCGCAGCAGCGGCGCCGACGCCCTCACCCGCCTCGCCGACGCCCTGGGCGGGGTCTGGCGGGTGGAGCTCGACGGCACGACCCGGCTCCTCGACCCGGCGGCCACCGAGGCCGGCAAGGCCACCACCGGGGCCCAGATCGCCGACTGCCCCGCGGAGGCCTCGGCGCTGTGGGCCCTGGACACCCACGCCCTTCTTCCCGGGCAACTCCTCGCCGGACGCCGGGTCCGGGACCTCGAGCACCAGATCGCCGCCCAGGGGATCCGCACCAAGGTTTGGTATGGCTGACCTCGACCGACTTCGCGGAGCCCTCTCGGCCCTCGTCCAGCAGCTCACCGGGCACACCGACTACCACGCCGTGTACCTCGCCGAGGTGCGCGGGCAGAACACCGACTTCACGGTCGAACTGCGCCCGGAGAGCCCCAAACTCGGCGACTTCTCCCGGGTGACGCTGCGGGGTCTCCCCGGCGTCCAGGTCCGGGTCAGGCAGGGCGCCCGGGTGCTGCTCGGCTTCGAGAACGGCGACCCGGCCCGGCCCTACGCCGCTCTGTTCAGCGCCGACAGCCTGCAAGAGATCGTCGTCACCGCCGAGACCAAGATCGTCCTCAAGTCGCCGTCCACCATCGTCGCCCAGACGGAGAGCAACGCGCGCCGGGTCGCTCGCATGGGTGACCTCGTGAAGATGACCTTTGTGAACGGTGCGCCCGGCACGCCCAACGAGGCGGTGGGCTACATCCTGGATGGCGCCCAGAAACTGAGCACCGAATGATCTCCTACAAGGGGAAGCTTTCGATCCTCGTGGCGCTGCCGCTGTTCGGTCAACTCGTCGCCACCCTGGACATCCCCGGGCTCCAAGCCGAGGCCAATGCGCTGCTGGCCGCCACGGTGACCTTCACGCCGCCCAGCATCATCGGCATCGGCGCGATTGCCGCTGCCGTTGTCGCCGCGATCCAGGCCGGGTTCCAGCCACCGGTCTTCGACTTCAAGGCGAACCTCCTGGTCAAGCTCGGATTGCTCAAGGCGAAGCTGGAACTGATCCTCAAGCTCTCCGACTTGCTCGCCGGCGGCAGCGTCCGCCTCTACGAATACGACGGCGCGTCTTCCGGGTTTGGCGGCCAGCTAGGCGCCACCCTGGGCGGGCCTGAGCCCGACGGCGGCATCCCGCCAGCACAACAGGTCTTCGCCGTGATCCTCGTCGCCGACGCTGGCACGGGCGGAGAAGTCACCCTCAAGGCGATACGAAGCGGAGCCTGATCCATGCCCCAGAACATCACCGACGTCGATGCGTTCACGTCCCCCGCCACGTCCCCCGCCGACGGCGACAACCGCAACGCCTCCAGCGTGCTCACGCCGTTTCAGACGCTCGCCAACCGGACGAGGTTTCTCTACAACATCCTGACCAGTACCGGCGTGCTCAAGTTCAGGACGGTCTCCGGGAGCGTGCCGCTCAAGGCGTTGACCGGCATGGCGGACGGCGACATCGCCGTGATATCGAGCGTGAGCACGCTCGGGATCTATCGGTTTCGCCTCGGCTCCACGCTGCCGGCGGACGTCGCCCGCGTGGGCTACAACGCCAACGACGCCACCGGCTCCTGGGAGAACGTTGGCGTCAGTTCCCTCATCTTCCTCGGAGGCGTCAGCGGAACCGTCGTCCAGTGGAATCCGAGCAGCGTGGCCGTACCCAACCGGATCGTCGGCGTCACCACCCTGGCGGAGACCTCCCCGGCCAACCGAGACGTGGTGGCCACCGGCGGCTGGGACGACCTCAGCGTCACGGTGTCCACCCCCGTGGCGCTCGTGATCGGCGACCTGGTGCTGGTCGAGGCGGACGGGTCGATTACCAACACGTCCACGGCCACGTTTGCCTTTGCTCGGGTGGCCTCGGTCGACCCGTCCCTGGCCGTCGCCGCCGTCGCCGGGTCGAAGCGCGAGGCGAACATCTCCACGGCGGGGAACTTCGTGCCGGTGCATTGCGCCGGGACGTTCGTCGCGGCGGCGGCGGGCTTTCACGACTTCAAGATCCAGGTGCAAGGCCCCAGTGGCGAGACGATCCGTATGCGCGCCGACAGGTTCATGCGGATCACCATCGTGCGCCCGTAAGGGTCGCACTGGCGTAAACCCTCCGGTACGTTTGCTCCATGCGACTCCTTCTCGCCTTTCCGCTTCTTCTCCTCGCCGCCTGCTGCAAGCGCCCCGCCCCCCAGGGGGAACCACCAGCAGCGAGCGTCCAGGCACCAGCGCGGCCCGTCGTGGCTCCGGTGGCCTACAAGGAACACGGGGCCGCCTGCATCCCCATCGTGACGCAGGACAACGACTGCGCCGTCTCTGTCCCCGCTGGCACCACGGATGAACAGGTGGCGGCGCTGGGCCGGTGGCTCGGCGCCAAGAGGCCCAAGGGCTCCTGGCGGATCTTTGATGACGCCACCCACGTCGACGCCGTGGCGAGCTACCTCCAGGCTCCGGCGAAGGGGAAACTCACGAGGGAGCAGGACGCCTGGATGGACGCCCACTACCTCGCCTGGATCTACCGGGGGTTCAGCCCGACGCAGAAGCGTGACGTGGGCAAGGTCGAGTTCCGACGCGACAACCCGGTCACGCAGAAGCGCACGCCCATCGTCGAGTTCTGAAGCGACACCGCGCACGCCGCCCCTTCGCCGCGTCGCCACCACCACGCACTGCCGCGCCTGAGCCCCTGGCCCTGGCGCCGGGAGCCCCATGCCTTTCGGCACCGACATCTCCACCTTCCCGGACCTGGACCCGGCCTTCACGGTCATCTCCGGGCCCCGGGTCGTGATCGAGGCGCTCGCGCGCCGGCTCACCACCCCGCGAGGATCGCTAGTGAGCGACCCCGACTACGGGTTCGACCTCCGGCAGCTCCTGCACCTCGACACCACCCCCCAGGACGAGGGGCGCCTGCTGGCGCAGATGCAGGCCCAGATCGAGGCAGACGAGCGGGTGCTGGGCGCCAGCGTGCGCTTCGTCCGATCCGCCGGGGACACGCTCCGCGTCGTCGTGAGGTTCCGCACCCTCGACGGGCCCTTCGCCTTCACCCTCGCCGTGGCTGACGCCGGCGCCGCCATCCTCCCCGGGGAGACCTGATGCCCACCCTCTCGCTCTCGGATCTGATCGTCCCCGCCACCAAGGAAGAGGCGCTCCTGACGCTCCTCGGCCTCCTGGAGTCCGCCGGCTTCGAGGCCACGAGCTGGCAGGCCGGCAGCGTGCCCCGGACGCTTGTGGAAGGGGAGGCCGAGGCCTATGCGGACGCCTCCGAACTGATCTCCCTGATCGCTCGCAGCGGCCTTGTGGACCTGGCGGAGGGGGGCTGGCTGACGCTCCTGGGACAGGACATCTACGGCCTCCCTCGGCTGTCGGCGGTGCAGACGAAAGGCACCTTCCGGTTGACCGACGCGGGCGGCGGGCCCCACACCTTCACCGCCGGCTCGCTGATCGTCACCGACGCGAACGGCCTGAGGTTTCGCAACGCCGCTGGGGGCACCCTCACCCTCAACGGCACCCTGGATGTGGTGTTCGAGGCGGAGGCCACGGGGGCCAAGTACAACCTCGTCACCAACGCTTCGCTGGAGCTGCTCACCTCGCTGGCGACCGTCACGGTCACCAACCCGGGCGGCGTCGACGGCTGGATTACCCAGCAGGGCGCCGACGAGGAGAGCGACGCGAACTACCGCACCCGGCTCAAGGCCCGCTGGCCCGGGACGACCTACATGCTCTCGACAAAGGCGACCTACGAGGCCGCCGCGCGCACGGCGAGCGCCGAGGTCACCAAGGTCAAGGTCTTCCCCAACAACCCCTCTCCCGGCCAGGTCAAGATCGTGCTGGCCGGGAGCGCCGGGGCGGTCAGCGGCGCGGCCATCACGGCGGTTGAGGCTTACATCGAGGACCGCCTGCCGCTGTGCGTAAACGCCACCGTTGCGAGCGCCGAGGTGCTCATCCTGCTGGTGCAGGCGCAACTCCAGTGTGAGGCCGCCTACGTCGACACGGTGAAGCCCCAGGCGGAAGCCAAACTCGCCGAGTTCCAGGCGTCCCTGGCCATCGGCGGCGCGGTCTACCGGTCCGCGCTGATCGAGGCGCTCATGGCGCCCACGGGGATGGTCAACACGGTCCTGTCGATCCCCGACATCAACGCGATCCTCACCAACACGCAGATCGCCGTGTTTGTCCCGAACCTGACGGTCCTGGCGGTGTCCTGAGATGGCCGATTACGCCGACTATGAGGTCCAGCGCGCACCCGCCTGGCTCCGGGGCCCTCTGGGCTCCGGGTGGCTCTCGGCGCACGGCTACCTCAAGGACGCCCTGGTCGAAGGCGCGCGCCAGGCGGTGCGGGCCCGCTTTGCCACCAGGGCGCCCGTCGACGCCCTGCCGGTGCTGGCCAGCGAGCGGAGTCTCGAGCGCATGCCACCGGACACGGAGGCCGCCTGGCGAGCTCGACTCGGGCAGGCCTGGGAGCTGTGGGCCTACGCCGGCACCCGCAAAGGCGTCCGCGAGGCCCTGGAGCGCACGGGCTACGCCACCAGCGTGGTGGTCTACGACGCGCTGGAGTGGCCCACAGGCCCCGGCGCCGTGAACTGGGCGACGTTCTGGGTGGTGCTCTCCGGGCACGACTGGACCGGCGATGGCGTCTGGAGTGATCCGGGCGTCTGGGGCGACGGCGGCACCTGGGGCAGCACCGCCACGCAAGAGGAGGTCGCCCGGGTGCTGCGGCTGATCCTGCTGTGGAAGCCCGCCCACGCCCGATGCGCCGGGGTGATCGTGCTGCTCAGCGGCGAGGTGTGGGGCGTGCCGCTCGATGGCCTCTGGGGCGACCCGGGCACCTGGGGTGGCACGTCCGCGGTCTGGCTTCTCCCTGACGAGTAAGGAAATCCATGAGTCTCCTCGACAAAGTCTTCCTCTGGCTGGGGCACGGCCGGTACTACACCTCGCCCTCCGCAGCCTCGAACGGCGACGCCGTCCCGTTCCTCGTCGACGCCCAGGGGCGCCTGCAGGTGGCCACGGCCCCGGCGGCCCCTGCGGGGGTCACCGCGGTACGGCAGCTCACTGCCGCGAACACCGGGGCGCTGAAGGACGCGGGCACCGGCAGCCTGGTGGAGGTCACCCTCTGGAATTCCGGCAGCGTCGCGCTCTGGTTCCAGGTGCACGACAACGTCGACGCCATCGACCCGGGGGATACCTGCGTCGATCAGGTGATGGTCCCCGCCGGCGGCGCCCTCGGCTGGCGCCCCGCGGTGCCTGTCGCAGCCTCGGCGCGCCTGCGGTGGGCCGCCTCCACGACCCCGGCGACCTACACGGCTCCGGGGACCGCTGCGCTCGGATTCAGCGCGGGGGTGCTGTGATGGGGCCGCTGGGCGGCGCCATCGCGCCTGGTGGCGAGAGCACAGGCTCCGACGAGCTGTGGGGCGCTTCCGTCGACGGCACCCGCACCGAGTCCGGCGGCGGCGCCGCGACGGCGCTCGCCCAGCCGCGCTTCTACAGCGACCTCACCCTGTCGAACGCCACGACCCTGTCGATGGCGGGCTACCGGCTCCACGTCGACGGCACCCTCACCGTCGGCACGAGCTGCGCGGTGCACAACGACGGCGGCGCCGCCTCGGGGCAGACCGGCGGCACCGGCGCCCCGGTGGGCGAGCTGGCCCTCTCCACGCTCGCAGGTGTCAACGGGGCGGGGATCAACAGTGCGGGTAGCGGCGCCGCGGGCAACGCCGGCTCCCCGGCGGTCGGTGGAGCCGGGGGGCCCGGCGGAGCGTCGAACGTCCAGGCCGGCGGCAGCGCTTCGACGGTGACCTTGACGGTCACTAGTCACGGGATCCCCTGGAGCCGCCTGGGGCTGGAGCTGCTCGTCTGCATCTTCGCTGGCACGACCTTCAACAAATTCAGAGGCGGCGCTGGTGGCGCAGGCGGCGGCGGCTCCCTGGCGGGGGTAGGCGGTGGGGGTGGCGGCGGGGGTGGGCTCGGCTGGATCCGGGCCCGGCACGTCGTCAACAACGGCCGGATCTCGTGCCGCGGAGGAGCCGGCGGTCCTGCGGGCACCAACGGCGGCGGCGGCGGTGGAGGGGGCGGCGGCCTGCTGGTGATCTGGTGCGAGACCTGGACCGGCAGCCCTCCGGACTGCAACGGCGGGGCTGGCGGCGCGGGCAACGGCGGGGGCGTGTCGGGCAGCGCGGGGAGCGCGGGCAAATGCCTCGTTTTCGTCAAGGGCGTCTTGAAATTCCGCAGCGGCTTCGGCGCCAACGCCCCGGACCTCAACAACCTGGCGGCCTGAGGAGGATGGGATGATTTCGTTGAAGCAAGGCGACACCCTCACCCTCGCAGGCACCGCGCTTCAGGACAGCGGCGCCGCGGTCAACCTCACCGGGGCGACGCTCCGCGCCCAGGTCCGCACCCGCGACGGCGGGGGCTTCGGGGCGGTGGTCCAGGAGCTGGCCTTCGCCGTCGTGTCCGCGACCTCGGGCACCTTCACCCTCAGCGCCACCAGCGCGCAGACGGCGCTGTGGCCCACGGGGCGCCTCGCCTGTGACCTGGAGCTGACGGAGAGCGGCGGCGCCGTGGTCCACAGCGAGACCGTGGACGTGCATGTGCGCCCGGCGGTGACGCGGTGAAGTTCGTCCTCACCCAACAGCTCTCCGGGCTCGCCACGACAGGAGCCTCGATCACCATCTCCTCGCTGACCCTCCAGGGCCCCCAGGGGCCGGCGGGTCCGACAGGAGCGACCGGCCCCACGGGGCCCACCGGTCCTGGCGGCACGGGCCCCACCGGGCCCGCTGGGCCTACGGGCCCCACCGGCAGCACAGGAGCGACCGGAGCCACCGGTCCCCAGGGCGTCACCGGACCAGCAGGCCCCACCGGGCCCACGGGCCCGCAGGGGGACCCGGGGCCCACGGGGAGCACCGGGTCAACGGGCGCGGTCGGACCGACGGGGCCTGCGGGTCCGACCGGTCCGCAGGGGGATCCTGGGGCCACCGGGGCAGCGGGCCCTACGGGGCCCACAGGAGCCACCGGGGGCGCAGGACCGACCGGCCCGGC